TACGACTTTCTTTTCTGGCTCGGAGCCAATCTTAATCGTGATCGCCATTTTGGATCTCCTCAGCAAGAGTTTGAAGTTTTAGAACCTTTTCTAGCATTTCCTTATCAATAGGTCGGTTGCGGAATGTATTGATCATTTCTGTAACCTGTCCCATCTTGCTCTTCATTCCCTCGTCTCCGTCAAAGCCTTCAACAATAGCCTTGATGCGGTCCAACTCTTGGCCAACATAGGATACAAAGCCGATGCCTTGGTCTTGGAAAGAGTGAACGAAGTGCTGAATAAGGTGCTTTTGGTTTTCGGTTAGGGCGTCGTCATACTTCTCGTTGAAGTTCTTGATGACGGTTTTGTAAACCAAGTTGTCCATTGGCTCCATCTTGGTCTCGGCAATAACCTGTGGCTTGCCTACCAACTGAACATAGACCCGCTTCTCCAATAGAACGCGCTCTTTGGGGCCGCTTGTGTCACCAAAGAACTGCGAAATGGTTGCGAGTGACTTGTAGTTAGGAACAAACATTGAGAAGGCATCACGGCCAACATTCTTGTTGATCCAGTTGATAACCTTTGTCTGCTCGTTGAAAATAGTTCTGTGGTCCAACTTCTTATGGTCAGCCTGTGCTTCTTCAAGGAGACGCTTTGCTGTGTAGGAGTCAACACCATTGGTTTCTGCTAGGGTCTTATAAAGTGATAGTTCGCCGTATAGTGGGCGGCCCTTTGCAAAGAAGGCTACAATAGTGTTCTTTATCTCGCTCATCAACTCTTTGTTCTTGTTGATCGAAGCAATCGTGTACTGCTTTACAAGAACCTCGTAAAGAAAAGCGGTATTTCTTTTCTTATTGTGTCTTAGTTTCATTTATGGTCTCCATAGAAGTCTCTAGTGATTCTAATAGTTGTTCTATTTCTTTCTGAGCATTGAATACTTCGTGAGTATCCTTGTTATAACTAGTTCCCTTAATCTCGTAAACATTACCAGCGGCCAAACCTTCTAGTTCGCTGCGGCCCGCCATAGAGCGTTTGGTTGTTTGCATAAATTGCTCTGGCCTAGTAACAGAAGCATAATTCTTCTTTCTTGCTACATCGCCCTTCTTGCGCTTGGTTGGCTTATGGTAGTAAGTCTTTCCTGATGGGCCACGACCACGAACCTCTACGCCGCGAGCAGTAACTCTTCTAACTTCGTCTTCCTCTTGAAGTGCGGCTTCGCCTTCGCCGGGAGCAGCCAGAACAATGTCCTCAGCCGGTTCTTCGGCTGGCGCTTCTGCTTCGCCGCCAAGGTCAAGACCGCCCTCATCACCGCCAAGGTCGAGGTCTCCGCCAACATCAGGTGTCCCAAGGTCAAGGTCGCCACCTTCGTCTCCACCGAGGCCGGCTGCTTGCTCTTGCATTTGCTCAGCAACCGCATTGAGTTGTGCATCATACTTGCGGTCATAGAAGATCTCTCGCTGATTGCGAAGGAACTCTTGCTCTGACATATTGAATAGGTGCTGAGCCATCCAGCGACGTGAGAAGAAGCCTTCGGTAGCGGAAGATGCTACTGAGAACTTCTTGTCCCAGTGTTCTAGTTCTTGAAGTTCTGCGATCTTGGATGGGTTGTTTAGGCCCAAAGTGAAACAAGTTAGATCGTCACCACGGAAACCAAGTGTATAAAGATGAACAATACCGATCTTTTCCAACTCTGAAACAATCGCTCTTTGAAGGCGCTGGATAGTTCTAGCAAACCTAATGTCTTTTTGGGCTAGGGTTGTTTTGTCTTCTGTCTGCCCATCGCCTTGTGTTAGGTAGGACGCTGGGATTTTGAGAGCAGAGAACAACTTGTCGCGAAGGTACTTGACGTCTTCGATAGCGCCGTTGTATTGACCACCGGGAAGAGTCTGAATCTCTGACTTGTTCTGCCCACGAACAGGAATGTAATAATCTTCCTCAACTGAAAGTGGGTTATAACGAAGATCAACACGACCAGTCTTATCATCTACAAGAGAGTTACGCTTCATTTGAGTCATAACTTTCTGCATATAGTTCTCGACCTCGTTAGGAGGAATTTCGCCTACGTCAACATAGAAGATACGACGCTCAGGAGCACGGACGATACGGTAAGCCATCATAGCATCTTCTAGTAGGGTCAACTGACGCCAGATACGACGTGAGGCTTCTAGAACCGAGGTTCCGTAGGGAGCATACTTGTCGTTTCCAAGAATACGGAAGTGAGCCATCTGCCAGTTCTCTAAGGTCATTCCTGCGGAGTTCCACTGGAACTGAACATAGTTTGGGTTGGTTACGTCCTCACCTTCTAGTCTTTCAATCTCGTTACTAGGAAGGCCAATAACATTTGTAATGCCCTTGTTGTCTTCAATGTCTAGGTATAAAAAGAAGTCGCCATACTTACACATTGTTCTGCTCCAACCAAAAAGGTTGAAGTTGATGTTTAGAATGTCGTGATAAAGAACATTTAGAACGCCCTTGATTTCATCGTTGGAGCACTTGACGTGGAGCATAGGCTGTAGCGCGGAATGCGTAGTCATTTCGTCTGCGTAAATGTCGAGGGCCGAAGCAATCTCTGGAGTGTATTCCATTTGGTCAAAGTCCACATACCGCTCGGTGCGGTTGTGGTTGGTCATGATACTATTCTGTAGATTTGTAAAAGCGTAGTGACCTGAACGCTTGAACTGCTGACCGGAGGCAGACCGGAATTGTGTCGCATACTTGTCTAGTAGAGTTCTGCGAAGACGACGAGTTCCCTGATTTCTGTAGTTTACAATCGGACCAGAAAAAAGTCTTGTAAGTTGTCGGAACAACTGTGAACTACTGTTTCTGGGATTTCTTCGGTTGTCTGCCATTTATCTATCCTTTAAGTAACCAAACGAAATTATCGTATTGTGCTTTTCTATCCATGGTTTCTTGTGAAAAACTCTGTATTTTATGTCCTTCCATGCCCGCAATTGTTGTATTGAACTTTCCTTGGGTGCTGAACATTGAGTTAACCATTGCCTTCTTATATTGTAACTCACGCTGGTTAATTGTCAAGGCAGTATCTTTAACCCAACACGCAATTGCCAAAGACATTACCAAGTCATCGTGATAAGAACGCATTGCTTGGGCTCTATTATTTTGCCACACAAAAGTTTTAAATTCGTTGATCACCCTCTGTGAATACAAAATAATTAGTTTATTTCGTATAAACTCTTCTAATTTCGCAATAATAAGAGGACGGGTCTTACTGGAAGTTGTAAAACCGGGAATAACATTGTCTCGGTATGCTTCGGTAGGGGAAGCATAATTGTGTGATCCCTTCTCAGAATAATAAAGATTTGGGTATTCCATTTCTTGAAGCTTCTCTAAAACAGAAATACCTAAACTGTTGTTCTCGACCACAAGCAAGCAATTACCAAACTCTCGCCCTGTATTACTTAGGAGTGACGCAAAATCGCTTAGCGAGGGCTTACCTTGGTATTCTCCGACCACTTCCATAGTTTGTAGCTTTAGAAGGTGGAAAACAGAATAGTCAGAGCCGTCACCACGGGCAACGTCGGCTACGAGCAGGTAGTTACACTCAGGCTGATATTGTTCCCAGAGCCAGAAACTGCGGTCAAAGCCAGTCTTATACTGTGGGGCCTGTATGTTATTGTTTAGTCTTTCTAGATCTGCTGAATGTATTACTGTCTCACCGGAAGAGTTGAAGTTACATTCCAACTCCTGTGCGATTTGACGCTTTGACATGTTTCTGGTTTCTTTATTGAACCAAGCAGCATTTCTCTCGGGATGAACATCCCAAGGTAGCAGAACAGGGTGGAAATCGTTTGAGCCTTGTTCTGCCTCAACATAAGTTTTGTGGAACCAGTTACCAACACCATTTGGAGTTGAAAGAGCAATACAACTACCACCTGTTGATAGGGTAGGATACAAACCGGTCCATAGCTCTTCAAGGCCGTCAATGTGGGCGGCCTCGTCAATGACCAATAGAGAAAGGGCTTCCGAACGACCAGCATCGCCGGAAGTTGAGGAAGCCTTTACTTCTGAACCGTTTGTAAGAACAAACGAAGTTCTGTTATCAATCTTGATGTCTGCGATGCGCAGCCAGTCAGGAATGTTTTGCATTATGTTCTTTACTTTCTTTACCAAGTTAGCAGCAACGCCAAACTTGGTCGCAACAACCAAAACATTCTTGTCGCGGTAGAAAAGCATAAGCCACACAATGTATGCGGCTGATACGGTTGAAATGCCCAACTGACGGGCTTTCAAGATTACGTTGAAGCGATAGTCCACAAAGTCTTGAAGCAACTCTTCCTGATAAGGGTAGAGAGCAAACGGAATAAGTCCTTTGCCGGGGTGAGAAATCTTACAGAAGTTGTTGATAAAGTATA